GAGCGCGTCCATGATGGGCCCGGGCGTTGACAGTGAATTCCTGACGCGTGCATCGAACGCGCTGGGGCTGAACTGGCACGGCGGGAACGAATCGGAGGTTCTGTCCATCCTGATGGGCATGAAGGACCGCAGCGATCTCCAAAAGGCACAGCTGCAGGCTCAGCTGAACGGATCTTCCACAAGCCAGGGCAACATCACCTGGAACGAACTGCAGCGGCTGTGGAACGGGACGGAAGAATTTGATACTGCCAGGCTGAACGCCACACTGGAGAGCGTGACCGATTCCTATACAAAGATGGCCGAACAGACCAGCGAACTGACTGGAGCAACGGAAGAATCCAGTAAAGCGAGTCAGGAGATGTCCGCGGCAGCCAAGAGCATGATGGACCTACCCGGGCTGGTCGGGGACGCTGTCCGAACCGGAATGAGCGGAATCAAGATCTACATCGACGGCCAGCAGGCCGGGTCGGCTGTCGCGCCATATGTTGACAGCGCGATGGGCGGCGTGTTGGCTATGGTCAGAAGATAACGTGAGGGATGAACAATGTCGAGACATATCGAAGCGTGGATGGACGGGGTCCGGCTGAGCGAGATCGGCGCAATCGTCATCCAGGATGTGAACGAACCGAACCCGGATATGGATATTGTCTATACAAGCCGTCCCGTCCGCGGCGGGCAAAACGTAATCAAGAAGCGCCGGAAGTCACTGAGGGTTACGATTAACGCGAAGATCCACGAGTTGTATGACCTGAAGAAGCGGAACGCGATCCGGCAGGCCATCGCGAAATGGTGCAGCGGAAGCATACTGGAACTGTCAAATCATCCGGATCAGCAGCTGCACGTCATTTGCATCAGCGATCCTGGCCTCGGCGCTGTTCGTGACTTTAACGCTCAGCTGACGATCGAACTGGAAGCAAATATCATCCCGTACTGGGAGGAGAAACTTGCGAACACAGCCACCGGCAACGGATCCAGCGGAAGCACGACGCTGCTGATCCCAGGGACGGCGAAAGAGGTGCCTGTGGATGTTCGCTTTGTGCCGAGCGGGGCGGTAACATCGCTGGCGGTTGCAGTTGCCTGTGGCGGGGTCACGAAAGTTATCACTCTCAGCGGGATGAGTGTTTCCAACAGCATCGTATTTGGACGGGATGAACAGGACCGTCTGACGATAACGGACGGAACAACAGGTTCAAGCCTTATGCGATACAGGACAACCGCAAGCGCGGATGATCTGGTCGTGCCGGCTGGAAAAGCCACGATCAGCTGGAACGCAAGCGGAAGCGGATCCATTTACTTTAGTGCAAAAGGAAGATGGTTATGACGGAAGTGAAAAACCCGATCCTGCTGGACGGTGGTTTGGCTGATGAGTCGATGCTGCACCCAGTCAAAGGGACGCTTAAGATCCAAATGAACGACGTCAGCGAAGCGACGCTGACGCTGGAGGACAAGGCCGAAACAATCCCGATGCACCGGTGGGTGAAGATCTGGAACGCGCGCGGGTTTGTAGGATGCTTCCGCAGGACAAGCCGCGGCAGAAACATCGGTACTGATAACAGCTATACCCTCCGGCACGGAATCGACATCCTCCAGGACAGTGTATGGAATGCGGAGGAAACTTTCACCGGCACAAAAGCGGAGCTGATGGCTGCGATTCTGAACAAGCAGACGCAGCTGATCCAGGGACCGAATGACAGTGAACCGCGAAAGCCGTGGGCACTCGGAAGCTGCGCAGATACTTCCAGCGTCACGAAGGACATCAACTATGATAACCTCCTTGACCTGATGCAAGACCTTGTTGAGGAAGGCGGAGAGTATTATTTCACCTATGATCAGAGCGTCTGGCCATGGACGGTCAGCCTGGTGGCAAAACCGTCAGATGTGGCCAGCGAGTTCAGACTGGACAGGAACATCGAAAAGTGCCAGATCAATGACAACGATTCTGAATTGTGCACGCGGCTGATCCTGAACGTTAACAAAATGCAGGAGGACGAAGACCTTACAGACCTGACAGGCGATGATACTGAAGTCGAGCAGAATGTATCGGTTTACAAAACATACAACAACACGGCAGCGCAGGCGCATTACGGAATTATTGTCAAAACGGCAGACATTGATGTCACGCAGGACACGCTCCCTGATGGACCGTTCCCGGAGGCGGACGCCTGGGCTGCAGCTTTCCTCGCAAGAAGGGCTGAGCCGCTGCTACAGATCGAAATCGACGGCGAAGTGCTAAAAGGTATCACCGGCGACGATTGGGATGACGCGAAGATTGGAACGTTGGTTCGTGTGACGCTGCCGGATTATGCAACGGCGATCAGCGAGCGATGCGTAACGGTCAATTATCCTGAGTTATACGCGAATTCAGACAAGGTTACTGTCAGCCTGGCGAACGCGCTTCCGACCTATACCAGCTCGTTCTCGGCGACACAGAAGACCGTCAACAATACAGTAAGATCCGGAAGAGGTACGGCACGGAAAGCAGAGAGTTTTGATCAGCACTTCGAGATTACGGACAAGGCCGGGAATGTTCTCCGGCAAGCTGGAATGCACCTGGACGCGAATGGCCTTTTGGTTTATGCGGACGACAATGAAAACATGGTCGGGAGCCGGTTCGAGGTCCAGGCAGAACGGATCGGCATGGTTGTCGGTCATAACAGCCAGGGGAACTTCATCAAAGCAGCCGAAATTGCGGTCAGCATTAATAACGCCGGGGAAGGCGTGGCACTGATCAGCGCGAATCATGTCAATATATCGGCAACAAACACAGCGCACACGCTGGCCGGTGAACTGGAATATGATTCACAGGGGCGTCTTGTTATCAAGAACGCCGGAGGTATGTATGTAAGAAAGACACAAGCCGGAGTCACATCATTGTTCGGCGTTTGGGATAAAGGCAACCTTACTGGCGGCGTGATGGTGCAGCAGATCAACGGACAGACTACGACTAAAATCAAAGGAAGTTTAATTCAAGTAGACGGGGATTTGGTTGCTGGTTGGTTGGATGCAGTCAGTGCTGATATGGGGAATTTATCCTGTACATCTCTGGATGTTGATGAAGGGGCAACAATTGAAGGAACTTTGAGCTGCGAAGATATAGATGCTGGCGATATTGGCTGCGGGGACATTGATTGCGGCTCAATCTCTTCTGATTCGTGGATCGAAGCTGCTTCTTTTTGGCTGACAAGTGATTCAAGTCATGGAGCAACATGGCAGAGTGAAACGGTCGTTACTTCCGTTTCGACTTCAGCCACGCACTCTTTCAAATATGACGACACTGTCGGCGGAGAAACAGTATCCGGACATGTCGGAGGCAAACTGGTCACCGACAAAGCCACAACCACAATTCACTATTTAGGCTATTGATGGAGGATATCAAAATGGCGGAGAAAAGAAAAATCGGGAATCTGACTGTAAACGACGGCAAGGGCCTGTTGGACAACTTCGGCCTGATCGATTCCCTGATTGTTGACGTCAACGATATGGTAAAGCTGATCTGCTCCGGGCAGTATGTGGCATTCTGCCAGAAGCCCGTTGTCATCGTGCAGAAACTGGCAAACCTCCGGAACGGGATCAAGGCGGAGATTGATGACAGAGACGCGCAGATTGCGGATCTGAAACGGTTTTCGGATGAGCTGCTGAAGAAAATGGACGGCGAAGAAGAAGAAGAAGCGGAGGAAACAACCCATGAATAATATCATCAAGCGCAAATGGAATCAGAACAGCATGGTCATTATCGAAGACCTGCAGGGCATGGCGTTCCAGGCTGAGAGCGGAGGGCATACCTTCCAGATCAGCGGCATTGACGGCGAAGGAAACGCGGTTGCGTTGTCTGGCACACCGGCCGGCGTCATGCTGCGTACTGATGGTCAGGATGTAGCGCTCACCTGCAGCGTTTCCGGCGGCGTGGTTTCCGCTACTCTGCCGGCTAATGCGTACAGTGTGCCGGGCCGCTTCGGCCTGACAATCTTCCTGACCAGCGACGGGCAGAAGACGGCGATTTATGCCGCTGTCGGCACTGTCAGCAAGACTTCCAGCGGGACCGTTGCGCCTCCGGCCGGGTCGGATGTGGTTGACCTGGTGAACGCGATCGCGACCGCCGTGGCGACGATCCCGGCAAGCTATACCGATCTGATGGCATCCGTAGCGCCCACATACTCTTCTTCCGGTCTGTATGCGGTGGGATCCTACGCCTGGTATAACGGCAAACTGTACCGCTGCACGACGGCGATCACCAGCGGCGAGACATGGACCTCCGGCCATTGGACTCTGGCTAACCTTGGAAGCGATCTTGTTGATTTAAAGAGCGCATTGTACTCAGAGTTTGATTTTTACTTAAAGGCATCAAACCCGTCTATATATTCTAAAAATTTACAGACAGAACCGAACAGCTATGTTAGCAGAGGTAACGGACAATTAATTACAGAGCAAACTGGAAACACAACAGTATGGAAGCAAAAACTAAAAACCGGATATAGTACATTAACCTTCTTTGGATTGCGGTCAATAGCATTCTACAAAGCTGATGGAACCACGTTTAACGGAGGAGATCCTGGAAATGATGGTCAAATAGACGTTATAACAATTCCCGAAGATTCTGTATTCGTATCTTATTCATGGAAAGAAGCATTTGACAATACATTTTGGGGCGGTTATGGAACATTAACAGAGGAACCAGTATATCAAATTGGAATATTAACTGAATACGATGAGAAAATACAAGAAACATTTAAAGAACTGCAAAGCGGGTCAATGCTATATGTTAATGGTGATTTCAAAAACGGTTTAATCGGATCGGATGGAATTTTTCAGTCTAATAATAGTTATGTCGTTTCCGCATTTGTAGAATGTAAACAGGGCGATATTGTTTCTTTAAAAGATGACAATACCATAATACGATGTGCAGAGTATAATTCAAGCAAGGTAAAAACAAATTATGTAACAAATGTAAATAACTACACAGTATTAGGAAATGGGTATATAAGAATTGTTGCAGAAATAAGTGCTGGAAACCCATATATAGTGATCGACAGGAAATCTATCGTATTCCCGCTTATAAATAAAACATACAGTAATACTAAATTTAATGATGGTGTTCTGTCTGATACTAACAGATACAAGAACATATCCATGCAAATAACGAATGGATATTTAAATGCAACGGGCGGTGGGCAAATTGCAAGAATAGTAACAAATCTGAAAAAGACATATGCAAGATTCAAGGTCAATCCGAAAGTATATACGAATGCGAACGCTGGCTGTCTTGTTGGATTATGCAAATCATCTCAAGCAACGAATGTTTTTGCGGATGGTGTTGGACTATATTTTAGTGCAGGATCAACTGCAAATACTATTCAAAGCAGTAAATATGCAAGCAGGGACTCATTAGGAACATATATAAATCAAGATTATGATGTTCATGTGTTTACTGATAACAGCATTGTGTCTTTCTATTGCATAGGCGAAAATGGAGATGAATTGTACTACAAAACCGATATGCAATTAACCGATAGCGAAAGCTATGACCTGTTTATTATATCGGCAAATGAAGCAAGAGGAACAAACGGTATAGAAATAAAAGAGATTTGCTTACCATATGGTTTTGACTTTGAAAGTGCAAGCAAGTCTGTAATGTGGAACAGTACAACCACTTCAAATTTCAGAATATACTTCCCAGAAAACTATGATAATACAGAAAAACATAATGTTGTTATCTGCTTCCACGGAAACGGCACAAGCGAAGCAAGCTGGTCGGACAATGCCAACATGACAAAAGTTCAGCAAGCACTTGTGGATGCCGGGTTTGTTGTTGTCACATCAACATATAAAAACAGCAATTCTACATGGGGGAATAAATATTCAATTCA